CGCCAGATCGGTCTGAAATTCCTAGCGCATATTTTTCTGAAGCATACCTAGCCATTATCCCACCGCCCTTAAAGAAGAAGCCGTAGGTACAAGCGTGAGAGGAACCCGGTCCTGATCTTCTGTGGCAGCTCGAAGGAACTCTTCTTCATAAACTGCCTTCAATAATTGAACTCTCTCCGGTGCTCTTTTCATAGCCAAATAATAAGCAAGACCGGCAGCAAGACATGGGTAGAACCTCCAGGGAACTTCTACTGTGTTAACCGAGGCGTCTGCATCATCTATGCGTACAATACGGTCATAAATAATTTGGTCTGTATTATTCTCCGGTGCAGGCCATATCCTGTAAACAGGGGTTATCAGACGGTCCACGTAATATTGAATAGCCCTACCGGTTGTAGTTTTATCCGGGATGCGGAGATAATCGTCTCTTCCAATCCTGTTAATAGATATGTCCGTGCTGTCGCGCCGCACTACAGCGGATAAAATATCTACGGAAGACTGCACGTTTTCTAGGGAAGGAACCGAGCTAACCGTAGTTGTAGCTGCACTGGAAGAACCCGTAATGGTTTCAGAAGCTGTGAAAGTTCCTGAAGGAACCGTTATGGTCATGGTGGTGGCAGTCGGTTTCGTTATGACAGAAGCGGTTACGGCACTTGATCCACCCGTGATGGTCTCACCAATGGTAAAGCTTCCACTGGCGGCTACCGTTAATGTAATAGTTCCCAAGGGGTATTCAGTGACACCAGAGGCAACCGTCTGGGTCACCTCTGCCACTGTCCAAAGATTCAGACCCCTATTAGCCCAATCAGCAAACAATAAATTAAGAGATCTTCTCGCAGTTCGGGCATCGTAGCCGGTTCTCAGTTCTATACCACACCGCTCAAAGGCTTCTTCTATATATTCTGCAACATCGGGTTCAAAGTTTTTTGATCCAGAAAGAGCCATAATATGTAAAACCTTTCATTTATCCCCAAAGAGCAGTCTTTATAGCAACCCCCAAGTGGCCTAAAACCAATAAACCAACCGCCCACAAAACCCTTTGAACCCCGTCTACCGCTTTCTGGATATGGTGGAGGTCATTCGTTTTTATGGTATCCAGTTTTTGCGATAAAAGCTTAAAATCTCCTCTAAGCTCCAGAATATCCAGTTCGTTTTTTCGGGACTGATCCTCTGGCATAGCTTACCCCTACTAGTACTCTTTAATACAATACAACGTCACGGAGTAAGTATCACCACTGGTATGCCCTATTGTGGTAAATTGAATATCGCCAGTTTTTCCGCTTCCCGCATAATTGGGAAGACCACCAATGTCACTAAAATCAATGGTATCTGAATAATCTGCTGGAAGCTCTAATGCAATAACATCTGTTGTGGCATCCCAAAGGATTTTTACGCCCATGCCTACATTAGAAAAGACCACTCTTTCTAATCGAACCCCGGTACAGGTATCCAGATTCGGACTCTGTGATAACCCGGAAACATCCACTTTTGTAACGGCAGCTTCACCAGTGCCGTCACTAGTATTGGTACAGTAGATAACAGCTTTTCTTCCGCCATCTATAATCGTAGTTGTCGCTACAGCATCAGCCATAAGACTCTCCTATAAGAATGGGGGCCAAGCCCCCACCCCATTACTCAGGTTTAACTATCCGCGAAAGGAGTTGCAATTGTTCCAGAACCGATTAGAACGCCTTGAACAAGGTATTCATTATCAGCAAGAGCAGTTATCTCAAGGTAGGAAAATTTGTCCCCACCCTGAGTGCCGCCATTCATGGAAATCACATCATTTGTTGAAGCGGGTATAAAAACTTTATAAGTGCTGTCTGTTATACCAACAGCTAACGAACCAACGAACTTATCCGTTCCGTCTGTTTTAATATCAAGATCCGTGGCATCGGTCCCAATGTAGAATCTGTAAACAGCCCCAAGTTGATTGTTTACATTTGGATCATCTGGTCCAGCAGAAGCGCCGTTAGAATCAGCTTGGATGGTTGGTAGCGTTACGGCACCATCAGCATCATTTATTTCCATGATGCGACCAGCATGGTCGTCAAACGTAAGGGTGGTCTCCGCAGTGATATTAATAACCGCGTCTGGACCGGCGGTTATAAATCCTCGCCTAGATCTAACGGGACCGGAAAAAGTAGTTTTAGCCATAATATACAATCCTTCTCACAAAGGTTTTGCCCTAGTGTCTTGTGAGCGTCTGCTGGGTCAGTCGCTAGGGCTTTTTATCCCAGAAAGGACGGGAAGAGGTTTCCCCCTTCCCAAATCCCAGTCTTATTATGCTCCAGGTGAACCGAAGATGCCACGAGGATCCGACCAACCAAACGCATAGCGTTCGCGGGCCTTGTACCTCACATTTCCGGTATCAAAGTCACCTTCCATGGAAGTTCTAATCGGTGTCCGATTAAAGCCTTTTACTCCATTTGGAGCGTCCGTTTTGATGAACCAAGCATCAGTGTCCGTCAAATAATGATTAACGGCATAGCCCTGCGGAAGCATTCCCATGTTCCGAATGGCATTTATGTCGTTATCAGCAGTTCCGGTTCGTAGCGTTGATTCAAGTAGACGGTCAGTAGTGAACTGAAGTTCCTTTGGAATAATCAGTTTCGTACCTTTAACAGCAATCTTCAGACCGCGCTCATCGACAAATCCTGCGATATCAATGAGAGCCTGTTCAAGACTGGTCTCATTCAAATCTGCGGCTGTCGAAAGCTCGTTCCGGAAGGTATTACCGTTAGCCAGTGTATGTGCCGTGGAACAAAGTTCCAGACCATCACCGCCCGTATACGTGCTGTCGAATGCATTATTAAGAACCGCTGCGCCTTTGACCTCTTTGGTCTGGCTCATGCTTCTTGCCAACGCCCGTGTATACCGTCCAGCCAGTCGATCATAAAGATTATCTTCGACTGCCTCTTCAGTAATGGAGAATGCAAGTGCAATTGTCTCCATTGTATAACGAGCCGTGTAGACTTCCTGTGCGTCATCATAAGTAACGGCACTGCCTTCACTCTTCGTTGGTGCTGAACCAAAGCCACTCAGCATGACCTCTTCTTCAAAAGCACGATCAGAGTTCTCCATATCGAAGATATCTTCGTACTCTCTTCCGTATTGGTCATATTCTAAGCCAAACAAGGCATTAAGGCCGGGTTCTAGTTCTTTGACTAGTTGCGCTCTACTAATAGCCATTTTTCAACCCTCCTATACGCCAGTGGTTGAAACAGTGCCGCCTGCAATAGCACCATTCGGGCTATTAAAGTGGTTGTTCAACCTGACCAACGCAGCAATACCGGCAGCAGAGAAGTCCTCATTAGAAGAATCCTCTACCCAACCTAAAATTCTAAGGTTAAGGGTGTTGGTTGTATTAATTGTAGACACTGCCAAAGTGCCCGATGACATACCCGTGGTTGTACTGCCACTCGTAGCAGTTGCGAAATTTGCATTCGCAAAAACAGCAGCTCTCGCTGTTGCTTTACTTGTCCACGTAGCATCCGTTGCAATCGAAAAAATTTGCATCGGATCATCAGCTACAAAGGCTCTTACAGGGTGGTTGCTATCGGCACCAGATCCGGGCCAATGCATCGACCATGTAGGTTTTCCAGTGGTGCTGGAGACATACCGACAACCCATGAAAGCGCCCAAAAGTCCTACTGTACCACCCGCTGCCGCACCTACTACATCAATATAGCCGGTGGATAGTGGGATGACAGGAGTACCTGTGTAAATAACATTACTATTGCCATTAGCGATTTCATACTGGGTATAGCCGCTCACACCAGTGGAGTTGGAGTTTTGACCTACCTTTGCGACAGGTTTCAAACCCCATGATCCATTGAGATTTGCCATACCATTTGCTCCTCAAAGCAATTGTTAGATTTAAAACAGTAGTACTAAGAATCTGTCTTAGGACCACCAAACGTAACACGCGATTGACGTTCAGGCTTCTGAATAGCCATCGAATGATGTTGCGTTTCCTTCATAAGGTCGTTGTCAACTGCCTGCATTGCATCAGCATTTTGCTGCTGAAAATAACTTGTGCGGTCTTCTACAACCTCTATCGGAATACGAGCTAGTAACAATCCTCCAACACCGAAAACTCCTTCGTACTTTCCGCCATCCATAGTTGGAGCCTCAAATTCGGGGTATTCTTCTTTCCGGACCAATTCCCACCCTTCTCTCATACGGGCAGATATATTTTTCCGGTCATCAAATCCCCTTACTTCAGCTCTAATCCAGCGGTGAACAAAACCTTCCGGAGGTCGAGGTGCGTCTAACATAGACGGTGGTTGCCAAGACTTGCGACGTGGTTTAGAAGCCCGGTTCTTGGCAGCGCGGGGAGTGCGATCAACTTTTTGTTCAGTCATTTCGTTCTCCATCAGCGAGTTTTATATTTCGCGTACTCGTTAAGTGGCACCCCAAGCTTTTGAGCTATCGCTACTTCACTAGGGGAGAGTTTTACTGTTTTGCGTCCAGAATTGCTGGAACGAACGGCAGAGGCCACGGCCTGTTGAGGGCGGCGACTTTCTGATACTGAGACGGTCTCTTCTACAACAGTTCCTTCATCGAACTTGTGAGGAAAGGCCTCTCGAACTCTTTTGTCAATTTCAGCATAGTATTCAGGAGTGCTGGTGTCAAAGCCTTCTTCTTCCACCAACGTTTTATGAATACCAAAAGCTGCAAAAGTCATGGCGTCATCTTCTCCAAACCATGAGTTTTTTGACGCCCATTCTTCCGCTTTTGGATCTGCACGAACCGGAGTCTGTGGCTGTGCAGCCGGAGCCGCCGGAGCCGCCTGTGGTTGTGCAGCCGGAGCCGCCTGCTGACGTTTCTGTTCAGCCTTTGCCGCTCGAACACGCTCCTCCT